CTCATCGTATCCGCAGCAGATTGTGCAGGTCCAGAGATATGCTTGATCGTGTCCTTGATCTCAGCAAGAGTCTTTAAGGTATCTTTTAAGGCATCGTTTAGCGACTTAACGCTTGTCACCATACTAGCCATCTGGACTCCTTATACTCTGCGCCTTGGCTAGTTCTAACCAATTGCGTCTTTCTCTGTACGACATCTTTTGAATGTCTTCTAACGACCAACCTTCATGTAACTGTGTTAACGCAGCCCATTCAGCAAACAACTGAACGTATTGGATAACGCTAGAATTGAAACAAGGTACCCAAGTTAATGGCTACCGTTACCTCACTTCCACAGTCTGGGCATTCCATAGTCACATCATCGAACTGTGGACCTGGTACCCGAGAGTTGATCTCTTCAATAATCTTTTTACGGTCTAATACTGGGAGGTTCTGCACCTGTAGTTTATTAAATACTGGTGAGTTGTTAATCTTTAGTACTGTCTTTTCTAGAAGAAGAGTATTCATTTCAGCAGATGTTTTGTCTGCATTGTTAATAAGTTCTTTCTGTGCAAGACCCGTAGGAAGTTGTACAAGGATTTCTCCTGCCTTACCTTTAACGGTAAAAACACGCTCGTTTACTGGGTCTAATAAGACTTTGGTTTTAATGTCTTCGTCAATATCAACTGTTACATTTTTAAAGTCATTACATCCAGCACACCAGATAGACATATCTGCTGTCTTTCCAAAGGTAGCCTTAAGGATTCCCAAGAGAAGCATCTCTCGATCTCCTGTCAGCATTTGGTCTAAGATCTTTGCCGTAGCCTTTTCATCTCCTACACTTACAGTTCCACGTTCTAGGATTATAAGGAGAGCCTTACCTACGTTAGATGACTTAGAGATTGCTTCTTCGTCTCTTCCAGTAAGTTCTCTGATCTCTGCGGTACGAACCAACTCCCCAGCGTCTGTGATAAATCCGCCAGGAAGTTGGACCGCAGTATCCGAAGGAGGTAGGATAGTTGGTTCATAGTTTTCAGGAGTTTCTGCTTTCGCAAATACTTCCTGAGCCGTTTTATTTGCCAATTCGGGATTAGCCGATGCACTGATTTTAGTCGTCATATTAGTCCTTTGTTAGTGTGGTGTTAGGTTATCCTTTTAGTGCAGTAGCGACAGTAAATGGTGCTGCAGTAGTTGCAGGGTCAGTACCCCATGAGATGTCAAAACCTTCATGAACAAGGGTAAGTTGTTCTACGAGCAAGGCATTGTCACCAGCATTAAGATCTGAGTAAGAAACAGATGTAGGCCATGCGTTATACACCATAAAGCGTTGAGCAACAATGTCTGTTGAGGCTGGTGCACCAGCAAAAGAATCGCTACTTGTTACACCCATTGGAATTGGATGAGCAAGTACATCGATCTCGATATCGCATCGGAAGTTCTCTCCTGGCTTCAGTTGTGAACCTCCACCCTGAACAGTCGCAAACATGTTCTTCATCCAGTTCCAGTTTGCACTGGTTCCTAGGATGACGCCGCGCTGCAGAGTTACGGGAGCAAAGGTTGTTTGTCCTGGGATCTGGTGAACGGTAGTGTTGTATCCACCTTCACGGTATGGGATTGAGTCTGTTGTAACAGATAGTCCCGATACTGAGGTGAACCCAAAGGTAACACTTGTCATGGCCTGCATTGCAGTATTCATAGCAACTGATGCGCTTTGGTTTGGAAGTGGAATGAACGTTACCAAATACCGAAAGTTACGTAACGGATCGGTTGCTAACGTTGCACGGTTGTTATTAATTGTTGGCACTAGTTATCTCCTTCGGGATTAAGCCTGGGTAATTTGGCTGAGGTTGAGGACTACGAACTCAGCAGGATATTCAAGTGCTACGCCAACCTGTACATTGACGATACCATTTTGAATAGACGATACTGTGTTATTTGACGCATCGCACAGAACATAGAATGACTGTGCAGGGGTAGCGCCGCGAAGCCCACCCTGATTACGGAACTGACCAAGAAATGCGCCGATTTGAGAGTTGATCTGTTGCCAGAGTTTTTCATCGTTATTCTCGAACAGTACTGAACGGAGCATGTTAGTAAGAGTTTGTTCAATGTAGATCAAAGAACGACGCATGCTTACATAACGATTGGCAGTTCCATCTTGGAGGAGTGTGCGTCCACCCATGACTACAACACCAGCACCAGGCAGTTGACGGATAACGTTAACAGGTACAGGTACTCCGATATTAAGATTATCAAGATCAGTAGATGAGAAGGTAGCCTCAACAGCGATTACGCCCTTAAGACCTGCTGTCAAACCTGCTGGAGACTTGAATACTCCACGAGTGGCATCTGTATTTAGGTATAGACCTGCAACAGCACCTGCTGGACCAATTAGTCGGGTTGAACCTGTACGACCGACTGGATCAGCAACATAGATATTTGGATAATAGATAGCAGCATTGCTGCTGTCTGTAAGTGACTGAGCATATGTAATCGCTGTATCTACAGACTGACCTGCTGGAGTCTCTGCAATAAAGAACCCATTGTTTGAGTTCGCCCAAGAGATGGCATCGTTGATAACGGTTACCTGACCACTTGCGAGGACCTGGTTGATGCTAGGAATGAACATAACTAATGGACGCATCAAAGATGCAAAGCGATTCCATACTGTGGTTGTGGTTGCGGCATAAGATGTAAAGTCTGAAGATACAACTGCTGCCCCATCAATTCCAGTAGTCATTGGATAGAGTGTAGTTACTGGTGTTCCAGAAACTGCACCTGTACTGAGTGTGATATATGAAGATACTGGGTTGATAACTGTTGCTGCAAAGTTGACGCTAGTTGCATCACTAAACAAGATGTTTTCATAACGTTCCAAAAGCAAGTCTGCGCTTACTGCAGATGTAGTGCCTGGAACTGCCTCACGGTATACCTCGAGAGTATAGGTACCTGTGATGGCACCTGTCTTTAGGTTAATACGGAGGTTGTTACCATCTGCTCCACGGTTCTTTGCCGTAACAGTTGAAACAACAACAGAACCAACAGTATCAATCTGTACTGAGGCAGCGGTTGCATCTGAGTGCAAAATACGCTGGACATAGAGTTCGCGTCCACCGTTATTGAAGAACTGTCCAACACCAAAGGTGGCTGGAAATGCGGCATTGTATCCGCCAAACTTGCTGGTAAAGTCATACCAAGAAGTTACGAGGGTAAGGGTTTCTGGACCTTGAGCAAAGGGTGCGGCAACTGCGCCAGCAGCATTTACTGAAGGACCTTGAGAGAGTGGTGCTGGAAGGAGCGTCTCAGTTAAGTAGACACCTGGGCGACCGTAGGTCATTCTTTCTCCTATCTAGTTGGGTTAAGGGTTCCGAATTATGGCGTAATTGTGATTGGATCAAGGGGGGTGAAGATTGGGGCGGCTCCGCCACGCACTACATCCGTGTAACCTGTGAGTCCAACTTCTAGGGCCTTGTATGCTACCGAGTATGCTGCTTGCGAAATCTCACTGGAGATACGCACCGTAAAAGCATTTACGAATAAACGCTTTCCTGCTTCTGATACGTCTCTCTTTGAGACATCCAGAACATCTAAACGACGGACTGTATTGTCATCCGTCTCTAGTACACCGAACCTAAGAGGCAAGCGCGTGTACATCAATTGAGCCAAGATCTCACGATCATGACGGGGTTCACGGGAGTATGCCGTGATCTGATAATCAATATTTACTGGAATAGGTAGATCAATCTTCCAAGTATTGTTGACTGGATCATAGGTAGTTCCTGAATTAAAGGTAGATGGATCTGGTAGGTATACTGGCTTTACTTTGCCACGCATTGACCGATCAAATGCCTCTGCAATGTCCACCATGTCAATAGTGATATATGGGTAGGACTGTGTTCGAATTTCGAGGTTAGGCTGTCCAAAGTAAACGTTAACAGGACGAGTAGCAGATCCTGATGCGTCAGACTTCTGATCTGTTACAACCATTCCTAGAAGGAGTTTACGTAGGGCATCGTCTTCAGATAAAAGAAATGTCATAGGATACTACCCCCCATGTGATGGTCGATACGTCCCAATAAAAATCCTTCTGATTCTATGCGATCACTATCTCGGTTTGAGAACCGACGCATGGCATAGGTAGGCTGTTGCCCTGGGGTACCGTACTCAAGGTCCAATGCACGCTCATAATGGGCAGGATGAACATTGGTTGTAAAGCCATGCTCAGGGTGGTATTTGACATGAAGTCCGCTAATGATCTCATCAGGCCATCCAGATGCTCTAGCCTCGTTCCGCAACTGTGCGGACATGTAGCGAGCAGTCTCTTGAGACGCTGAGTGTATTGCGTGGCTGTGGGCTTTTGTCACTTCCGCTTTTTACCCTTCGCAACTTTACCCCCGATATAACCTGCAAGGAGTGCTGCGAAGATAGGTTGCTTTTCTTTAGGACGGAAGCCAAAAACACCGCGCATGAATTGCTCGCGTTCGTGCTGATTGTTCATCTCAGCGGCTTCTTCGTACCAAGGCTTGTGAGCCATGCATTCATCCCCTTTAAGCAACCAGTGGGTACTGTGTACAGATTCCGCAGCGGAAGTCTGTTGCTCTAAGAGTAAAGAAAAAGCCCTATTTGCACAGGGCTAAGTCTTACTTCTTTTTAATTTTCCTGGCTAGGTCTTTATCCATCTTGGTGTCTTCTTTAGCAGATGGCTTCTTAGCATCCATCTTCTTGTCTGCCTTCTTAAAGGCGATCATCTGTACTGGGGTCATATTCTTCATGACCTTGGCATCTTGCTCTTTATCTGACTTCTTGCTCATTACTTGCCCTTCTTCTTGTGGTATTGCTTTACTGCAGTTACGCCCGCCTTGACGGTGGTGATTCCACGCTTCTTGGTGAGGTTGACTTTGTCAGTCTTGCCTGTACGACCTGAGTGATCTACAAAGACATCCCCAGTCTTAGCCTTATAGATCTTGTGGGTAGATCTGGGAGTCTTATTGGGAGCACCTATTGCTAAGGTAGCGGGTGCTTCTGGTTTTTCAACCTTCTTTGGTTCAGGCACTTACTTCTTCTTGCCCTTATGAGCCATCGCTTCCATCTTTTTGACTCCGTATTTTTTGATGCCAGCGGCAGCCGCTACAGCGGCGGGATTCTTAGCCCCAGACTTCTTAGCCTCTTCTTCAACCTTCTTGAAGCGAGAACCAGTACCTAGTTTTGCTTTAGCCATTGTTACTCCTTAGTTAGCCGCCATGATGACCCAGTTGGTGGAGTCACTGACGAGGGTTGCGTATTTTCCAGCCGTAGTAGTAAGGATTGCTGTACCAGCGGTGGCAGTAGAAAGAGGAACTACGTTTGCTGTGGCAGAGATAACTCCACCTGCACCGATAGACTTAATGTAAATAGTCCGCCCAGAATTCCCAGAAGCCGCAGGAAGAGTAACGGTTACTGAGGTAGCACTGTTAACTACAAGAAAACTATCTGTGCCAGAGAGTGTGTAGGTAGTTGTAACAGTCTTAGGAGGTTGGGAAGTATATGATCCACTGACCTTGATACTCATCGATAGATCGCCAATACAGAGACATTAGATGCCCCAGAAGAGATCGCATAAAGAATCTCTGTAGGTGTCAAGCCATCTAGACCAAGAGATATTCCTGGAAGAAGTTTGTAACCATACGAGGTTGAAGAGACGGAAGAACTTCCGCCAAGATAAACCGTAGCCGATACATCGGTGTTAGTAACTGTAAGAGTGCAGTTGGTCCATGAGTATGCAATCTGGTTCTCGATTGCAACAGGGCCAGGAGTCGCTACGACGGGATTGAGTGCGACCGCTGTGGACGCATTTAGGGTAATCAGCCCTGGGGTACTCTGGGTACCATGAACTAGGGTCACTTGGTCTTACCTTCTTTCTTGGTTACTTTCATTGGGAGTTTTTTACCTTTTGGAGTTTTTGACTCCCACTCTTTTGCCATCTCTGGATGAGTAGCATACATGAATTCTCTTTGTCGTTGACTTTTAAAAGGCATCGTCATCATCCTTCATCAGATCATCATAAAGATCTTCACTAATAAGACCAGCCTCTAATAGATCTTCTAGGTTGAGTTCTTCCACAGTATCTCCTTAGTTGGCGTAGGCTAAGAATTGAGGGTAATTTACAAGTTCTTCTGCATTGATCTGGTTAAGGTCGATTGTTACAACCGAGTAACGGTTGGCGTAGAGCCCTCTAGGAGCCACGCGAACGGGACGATATACATCGTTCTGGAAGATGATGTGGTCTTTAATGTGAGAGGTAGGATCAGTAACCATGGTTGGAAGTAGCCGATTTAGATCCGCCACAGCGACCACGAGTCTCATGGTATCTACTGTGTAGAAAC